GTTCATACTCTGTAATACCCTACGCAAAGACATGGCAGTAGCATACCCTTCACACAAAATATGCTTTCCCTTGTTGTCTATGACTAACTCTGCACCCTTCGTAATCTGTCCATATAAGAATTTCTTAATCCCATTTTGGGATATGGTTTGACAACCTACTAGGTTCTGACCAATCCTCATAGGTAACAGCATGAGGCCATTGTAAACAGGAACTTTAAAATCTGGAAAACCTTTTTTGGCCATATAAGGATGAGGCAATTTAACCGCATGATCCAGCATATCTTTCGCTACCTTGATAGCTTGATTGTTTTTGAGCTTTTGTTTGGCCTTAGAGTCTTCTATGCTTTTCTTAATTCTTTCTTTAGATGGTTTAGCCTTACCATCAGGCAAGAATGCTATTGGCTTCTCATGCACAGCCCAATTACGAACCGCACCGGTAGTGCCATCAAAGATATATGCGCCGTTCTTTTTATTGGGCTTATCAGTAGTAGGAACACGCGCCCAACGATCAAAGACCAAGTTGTCAATAATCAATCCGTGTTGCTCTGCAAATGATTCAAAGTTCATGCAGCGATCCTTTCAACATATTTTTGTTTTGATTTAGCAAACGCTATGTTGCGACTTCTGATCCATCCAAGAGTTTTAGCATCCGGTGGAGATGGCTCCGGTTTGTATCCGTTTGGATACACTCCATGTTTAGCTTTGAATTGAACCGCAGCCCAACCTTCTTTGTAGCCCTTCATCTTGCCGTAATAAACTAATTGATTGTAAAAGTCAGCTCTTTCTTTATTGATATTGCGGACATTAAGTTGTAGCTCTTCCATTCTGCCAGCGATATTGGAGATCGAGGCTTGGGCTAGTCTTACATGACCGCAAGAGGCGCAAGTGTTATCTTTTGAAGTCCATAAAGCCGAGCATTTAGGACACTTGGCTTCTTTCTTTTCTCTCTCTGTTGGCTCACGCTTGACTGTCTCTCCGCCTGTCTTGAGTTCGGTAACACCATCGTGATACAGACCATCCCAATCTTCTCTGAACCGCAAGAAATTACCGGAATGATCTAGCAATACACCAAACTCTTTGCCTTCGTGTGGTCGTAGAATCCGTCCTATCTGTTGCACATGGGAGCTAAATGACTTAGAAAAAGGGCGAGCTGAAATCCCAATGCAAACATCACTAACATCAAAACCGCGAGTAAGGATATCAGTTGCGATAAGTCCGTGGATGTCGGTATCTGGACGCGCAAAATCTTCGATAATAGCTCTCTTAAATTCATCATCTTCCTTATATGAAATAGATACAAAGTTGTAACCGGATTGTTTGAATTGATCTACTAATGCTCTGCCGTGATTAACGCCAGCACAGAACACAATAGTCTTCTTGGGTCCACCATAAATCTCATGGGTTTTCTGCACCCATTCTTTGACAACATCGCCGACAATCTTCATACCTCTTTCGGTTACATCATCTGCCCGCCATTCGCCAGCTAACTTCTTTGCGCCGGTCATATCAATTTCTTTGGCAATATATACCTTCAGTGGCACAACCCACCCATCCTCGACTAAATGGTTCATAGGCTGTGCGCCGATTACATTGGTATAGATCTCCCCCAAACCTTTAGTAAAAGGCGTAGCGGTCAATCCAACAACCTGCATATTGGGGTTTGCTTTAATAAAATCGACTGTGGATTTATAAAGCACATGGGCTTCATCCACGATCAATAAATCTACATTTAATGGAATTTTTCTGCGGGCTAGAGTTTGCACCGAGCAAATCTGAATTGGCTCGTATGGACGATAACGCCAGTGGCCAGCCTGCAATACGCCGTGTGGGATACCATACTTAGATAAGCGCCTGCTGGTTTGATCTACCAACACAATCCGGTCAAGCACCATCGCTACTCGTTTACCTTGCGCTGAGGCTTCCTGCATGACTGCCATCGCACATTCGGTCTTACCAAACCCCGTTACTGCGCATAGGATTTGACGCTTGTGTTCTTTAAATCCTTCATTTAACTTCTGTATAACTTCTTGCTGGTGAGTGCGAAGCTGGAGCATTTAAATCTTTCTGCTGGGATACGCCCAGCTACGTTAAGGGTGGAGTCATGCCCCCTGAGTAAATAATGTATGTGAAGCATTAAAAACAGGCATGACCCCGTTGATTAAATTTGGACTGCTTCGTTTAACTTCTTTTCGGCTTTTTCAGCACGTCGTTTCCAATACCGGATCTGGTCTAAGTATCCGGCTACTTCATTGGTTTTAATGTTGAGTTGTGATTCTGTTGCATGGAGTGTGGCTTCAAGTGTTTTTATTTTGTTTTCTTCTGTGAGAGTCATTACTTAATCCTGTCTAATGCTAGCTGTAATTCGTAATCGGAGGTATTTTTATTGTTGGCAAGCCGTAATGCTTCATTAGCTCGTTCCTTCCATCTTACTACTTCTTGAACCGATCCTTGCATAACTTTAGTAGGTATTTTCCCTACTTGCGTTTTAATCATTTCTCTGTAATTCATTTTCCGCACTCTTTTTCGTGAGTTGCAAGATCTTGTAAAAAGTCCGCGTGTTGTGCAATGGTTTGATCAATCGCTTCCGCAATCTTGGCCTTGTTAAATATACGATCCCAAGCGTTATTAAACTCTTCAACTGGTACGCCTAGTGGTCTTTGTGTATCGCCTTTTCCGCCGTCTCGCATATTATTCTCCTTATATGATTGATATATATATTATTAATATTAATGTTACTTATATTAGTACATCCCTAGATTCATTCGGTTTGAGCGTAGCACCCCCTACCCAAAGCCGTAGCTAAGTTCGTGGGGCGTACATCCCTGAGTTCTTTTCGGAATCACGCATTGAACAGACTTTAAGATTTTCATCTCCCCCAACGCGCTCTATTCACTACCACCCACGCTTGACCCTGTTGGACGTCCTTGGTCTCTCGGTTTGTGCTGATCGGCGGTTGTCCCTCCCTGCACACAAACCACTTAAAACTATACTGCTTTTTCCTTAAAACTTGTCATATCCCAATTTCCTTTGCCTTCATTACAATCCGAGCAAAGAACCTGTAAATTTTCTAACTGCAATGCTTGGTTTGGAAACAATCTCCTAGGAAGAATGTGATCAACATTTAAAATTGCGCCAGAGCTTGGATTTGCACCACAACATTGGCACTTATTTCCATGAGTTTTTAAAGCTTTAAATCGCAATCTCTTCCACTCTTTTGATTGCAAAAAAGAGGCGCTTGTAACATCCGGAACATTTTTTAATGTAATCCATGCATCTTGCAATACTTGCAAACCTTTTTTTGCTGTAGATTTATTGCTTTTTAATAAAGCCGAATTCAATGCAGTGGCTTGATTTGCGCTTATTTCATCATCCCCATATTTGTTTAACCATCCTGATGGCGGAGGATATGGAATACCTAGTGCAATAGCCTCACAATAAAGCAATGTAGTTGCTCTACCGCCATACTTTGCATTTAAATATTCTTTTATTTTCACAATAAAAAAGCCCCATAAACATGAAGTCTGCTGGGGAATTTCTTTGTGCTTGTCACCGAGCCAAACCAAGCATAAAGAAACTTATACAGACCTCATGTGTATGAGGCATTGGCTCGAATTATAGCATATTAGAGGCTCCCCAGCCCCGCAATATTTTGTTAATTTACAACATAAAAAAGAGGCTGTCAAGAGACAGCCCCAAAGAGAACTACAAAAGTATCCTCACGAGATACATAGGTAGTGTATCACACACAAATAAACACTAAATACTAGGGTTTACCCTTATATCTAGCATAAGATTGCTTATTGGCAAATTGTAGCAGTCGGCCTTTACTGTAAAGTTATTGTCCGGATCAAGGTCACCTTTAGCTAACCTGCAGGCATCCTTAAAGTAAGCTTCTTTCTTATATAAACCTAGATACCAGCCTACTTGAAGGTCATCCTTGACCCTAGTAAAACAGTAGTAATCGCACTTTTGTTTGGTGTTGTATTCCGCAACAGAACAGGCATAGTGAGGTAATGGAGTTTTCGTAGTTTTCTTAGTTTTTACGTCTATAGTGGTTAGAAAATCATCTAACAGGATGTCATAGTCATAAGTATGATCTATCATGCCACCCAATACTTTTTGCGCAATAAGTTCTCCCAGAAAGCCGACAATATTGCCCTCCCCTTCGGTAATGCTATTGCGTAGCGCGCCCATTTCTTTGGATAGCCTAGTGGCTTCTTCGCGCATTTCAGGGGTTATCTGAACCTTTATCATAGGGTTTTATTGTAACCTGACATCCACCACCTTTGATTTTTTTTCCGCGTTCTACTGTTAATTTCCATACTTGCTGGTCATCGTCATACATCAAACCGTTCATGGAATCAAGAATAGCTTTACAGCAATTATCAATATCCAGCAATCGCTTGTCTCTTGGAAACAACACAATAGATATTTCTATGGGTTTATCACCAAAACTAGGCAATTTGTCACATATTTCATGGACGGCTCTTTTAAAATCTACTCCTCGCTTAGAAATATACCGGCGTTTACCGGCTTGAAGCCAGTATGCGTTGACGCTGGGAGGGTATGGGAATGTTAGGGTAATCACCTATATTCAACTTTCTGTTGCGGGATTAGTATCAAAGAATTATATAGGGGATCTATGACTACGTTTACTACGGAAGACAGAATAGCAGCAGAAGGGCCAAAACCAAAAGTGGAAGGTGTTTGTCCGTGCGACAACTGCGTACATACACAAATATGCAAAGAGAATGAATGGGCTTGCAGGCCTTTTGGAACTTATGTTGCATACAATTATTTTTTTACCGAGGCGGTAAGAATTCCGTCCCGCGGAACATACCAAAAGATATTTGACACCAAAGAAGATGCCAAAGAATTGCGTGAGTATTTAAGAAAGTTTATGGAGGAAGAAGATGGAGATCAAGCTGAGGATAACGCGGGAGAATGAAGATGGTTCTGCGGATGCAATCGTTGATTACGATGATGAAGGACAAATAGTCCTTATTCAATATGGTGTGGTGGCAATTCTTAAAGAGGCAATAGAACAGGAGAAAGAAATGGGAAAGAAAAAAGATATGACGACTCGTTTAGATTTAGAAGAGGCTATTGGTAATCTATACACAATCGTAGACGATATTAAGTTGCTGTATAAACATTATGGCGATCATCCAACGCCAATGTCAGAAGATGATTTGCTTAATACATTGCTTGGCATGGAACATTTGGCTCGCATGAAAATCGACACTACTTGGGATAAGTTTATTCGCCATGAAAAACTAGATAAATATGCCGATGAAGAAACTAAAGCTCGCCGTAAAGCAATCTTGGACGAATGGAATTTAGATGACGACGATCCAGATGGGCGTTGCTAATGAGTAGTTGGTTAATTATTGTTACCGGTTTAATTTATTTATACATTGGTTGTGAACAAGGTTATAAAGGTAACTTAGCTTTATGTATTACTTATGTTAGTTATGCTGCCGCTAACGTAGGTCTTTATTTAATGGCAACCAAATAGGAGGATATATGCTCGATTACAGTGAAAATTATTTAGCGATGGATAAAGCTTTGCGTGAGTCTTATGAGCTTTTGTTAAAAGGAAGCACAGAACAAACCATAGAAGCGTTAAGAAATTTGGCCCATACCGCAACAATCTCAGCTGACTGGCTGGAAATGAATACAAAAAATGATCGTAACAAATAAATTTAATCTTCCCCAAACCTTTATGAATGTAGCCGAACGTCCGGCATACACAAAGGGCAAGGCTCATGTATCGGCCACTGAACTACTCAATAGCCCACGCATCGTGCAATTAAAAAAGAAATATGACGACCAGATTGAAACTGATGTATCAGATATGGTTTGGTCAATTATTGGAACTGCGATTCACGGAGTATTGGAACATGGCAAGGATGCTAACCATATTGTGGAGCAAAGACTTCATGCGGATCTTGATGGTTGGCATATTTCTGGCGCTATTGACTTACAAATTATTCATGATGATGGCGTAGAAATTAACGACTACAAGAATGTAGGCGTATGGTCGGTAATGAATGAAAAGGCTGAGTGGGAACAACAGCTAAATATCTATGCTTGGCTAGTGGAAACTGTAAAGAAAACCCCAGTAAACAAGTTAGCTATTATTGCCATCATCCGCGATTGGAACCGCAGAGACGCAAAGACTCGTCAGGGTTATCCCCAATGTCCGGTTGAAGTAATCCCTGTTACTTTATGGCCTATGGAGCAGAGGGAACAATTTATTAAAGACCGCATTCACTTGCATTCAGAAGGATTGTTTGCAATGGATGCGGGGGAGGAATTACCGCTATGCACTCCTGCCGAAATGTGGGAAAAGCCGACAACTTATGCAGTAAAAAAAGTTGATGCAGTTAGAGCAAAATCGGTGCATAATGATCTTGAGGAAGCAGAGGAGGCATTACTTAAAGCTGGCAAAGGATTTATTCTTGAAGTTCGAGAAGGGGATCGCACCCGTTGCTCAAGCTTCTGTCCGGTATCTAAGTTTTGCGATCAATATAAACGTTATTTAGAGGAGAAATAATGAGTTATGAACAATTTACAAACCGATATTACCGATATACACAAACCGCTAGATCTGTATCCGAAGCACTTAGAGATGCAGATTATGCAACGCCTATTTGGAGATGCGAAACGGATTGGGATAGAACTAAATCTTTCTTCAGCGAAGTGTTTGTCTGGATGCTGCTTTTTATCGCAGTCTTTGGAGTCTTTGGAACAGGATTGTGGACATGGATCACAAGATAAAAGCAAATGAATATCAAGTTGCCGGTTCTCATTATTCTGATAATTCTATTCAGCCTTGGGACTATATCGTGGCTAATGGTTTGGGGTACCTTGAGGGAAACATTATTAAATATACCACTCGTTGGCGTAGAAAAGGCGGTATACAAGACCTTGAGAAAGTTATTCACTACGCTCAAAAACTTATTGAAGTAGAAACAATTCGTAAACTAAAAGAGGAACATGACAAATGAAAACAAGACAAGAAATGATTTATGACTTTATGGTAGCACTATCATCTAACGGCGCATTATATTCAACATGGAACAAATACGATCCAGATATAGATTCGGTTGATTTTTCTGAATATGTCATGGAATACGCCAAAGATTTGGCAGATGAAATGATTAAAGGACTGTAATGGAATACAAAGAACTTAGACAGATTGATGTCTCAAAATACACAGAAAAGAAAAATGGTCTTACCTATTTATCTTGGGCGTGGGCTGTAGATCAATTACTATTGGCTGATCCAAAGGCGCATTGGTTTTATCCGGAGTATCAACGCTGGGGCAACGGCACAGTAATGGTATTTTGTACTGTAGTGGCCAATGATATTGCGCGCACTGCACAGCTTCCGGTAATGGACTATCGCAATAAAGCCATTTCTGAGCCTGACGCATTTGCAATCAACACCGCTATGCAACGTTGTTTGGCTAAAGCTATTGCCCTGCATGGGCTGGGTCTATACATATACAACGGTGAAGACGTTCCCCCTGACTTGCAAGAAGATATTACACAAACACCTAAAGTGTCTAATATCCCAGCGCCAGCAAAAGCGGTGGAGAAAGCAAAGGTAACCAAGACTGCGGGAAAGCCCGGTGAGTGGCAGATTACAGTAATGGATACCGACGATGCAAAAGGTTGGCTAGAAGCTCTTAAAGCGGGCGTAGATGCGTTGTTATCGCTGGCCACTCATGCAGATGATGTAGCAAATATATTTAAGAATAACCGCGTAGTCTTTGATAAAGCTAAAGCTATGGACGAAAAGTTTTATTCAGAGATGATGGCAGAGTTTAGTAAAACCAAAGCAACACTAACGAAAGGAAAGTAAATGGAATATCCAAATCAAGGAACCATGTGGCACAACACAGAGAAGAAGTTTGACAAAGCACCAGACTTTGCAGGATCTGTTATTTTTGAAAAAGAATTGCTTGAACAGCTTATTGGCGAATCCAAGAATGGCGAAGTAGAGATCAAGCTTGATGGCTGGAAAGGTAAAGTCAATACCAAGAATGGCGAGCGTAATGTATTGCGTGTCAAACTAAACACTTGGAAACCAGAGCAACAATCTTCTTCACCAGCTAAAGATCCTTGGGACGAATAATGGATCATCCGCAATTTGAAGCCAAAAAAATATCCATGAAGCAAACCAAAGATGGATATGTATTGAACTTGGCTATTCACCCCGACGAGGTTCCAAACGAAGTCATAAGAGATTTTGTTGGGGCGCGGTATATGGTGGTTATGGTTCGCTTAGATGATGAAGAAAAACCATTAAATCGGGAGGAATATGCAGGCGCACAAATGGTCAAACTTGCAGGGATGTTGTGCAGGGACAAAGAGTTTTGGGAATTCTTGCACGAAGAAGGCAGCCTTTACGACAAGAGCGAAAAAGAATGTATCGAATGGATGCAGCATTATTTGGTGGTTGGATCTCGATCAGAAATTAAAAATAACTTGGCAGCCCAAACAGCCTTAAAAGATATCTATACGGAATATAAAGAATGGAAGACGACAAGAAACACATGAGGTTTTTAGCAAGTTGTTTTGCTATGACCGGATTGTTACAGGGCGCGCCCAATGAGTTTTCTATGGAACATATGGCCGATATAGCCGTGCGTTGCGGAGATGCTTTGATTGAAGAATTAGAAAAAGACCCAGAGGATGGGATTGCTGCAGTTGCTAAAAGAGTGAGAAGGAAGCCTGCAAGTGAACGCAAATGAACCAGTAGCTTGGATAGACCCTAAAGAACTTGAAGACCCTGAGTTAACTTCTACTGCTGTAAGCAAACATAAAATGTATCCACAGGATATTCCACTTTACACCCATCCAGCAAAAGAATATAAACCCAATCAAACATTGGAGTGTTCTTTTGATTTGGCTGGATTTAAACCGCCAACAAAGACACTAACAGATGAGGAAATATGGCAGATTACCGAAGATTTTTGGAAAAGAGATTGGACAACGCTTGATGTTGGGTTTGCTAGAGCAATACTAAGAAAGGCACAAGAGAAATAATGGAAAAGCTGTGTAAGTTTGTATCAAGCCGTGGGATTCTAAAGTCTTGCGATCATCATAATAAAAACCCGCAGTCTAGTTCTAGCCATATTGATGCAGATCTATTGGATGATTTAAAGGCTGGGGATACTATCTATGTATGCTATGAAGCGCTACCTAACTTTGTAGACAAGTTTCTACCGCGCATCTTTGTTTACTTTACTTTGGTAACAGGCGATAGCGACCACGATGTAACGATGTATAAGCGCGAGACTGATATGATATTGAATCACCCTCACCTTATGAATTGGTATGTCCAGAATCGCGCTATGGAGCATCCTAAGCTTCAAGCATTACCTATTGGCCTAGACTTTCATACAGTATGGGAAAAGGAAGGCACATGGGGATTGCGTAAAGTATCTCCGGTAGCTCAGGAAAGACTGTTATTGGATAACTTATACGATGCCCCATTAGAAACCCAAAAGCTTAATGCGTATTACTGCAATTGGCTATCTAATGGAATGTATGGTGATCGTCAGGAATGCTACGACAAGATTGATAAAGAGCTATGTTTTTTTGAAAACCTGCCACGTTCCCGTAAATTTATGTTACAAAGACAGTCCGAGTTTGCCCTAACTGTTAGCCCAAGGGGAGTTGGATATGAGTGCCATCGTACTTACGAATCTTTGGTATTGGGTTCTATGCCTGTTGTTAAGCGCAATCCTTTTATGCACAGTCTTTATGACAATTT